AATGGAGTTGTCCATCGTGACCATGTTGGCGTTGGTGACGGCTTTATAAGAGATATTGTCGACATAAAAAGTATCAGCGGCGCTGCCGACAACAAGAATATATGCCTGACTTCCGCTGGCAGTTTCCGTTATCTCTACTTCAATTTTATTCCAGGCGTTTAAAACAAGATTGTTGTGGGTAGTTACTTTTAACCAAGCGGAGTTATCGCCTTTTCGAATTAGTGTTGAAATAGTTGAAACCGATGTCGGATGAAGGTATACAGTTAATCTGTAGGTTGTACCTGCAGAAGTAGTGAATGTGTTTGTATATCCACCTTGATCGGTTGTCGTTGTAACAAATTTCCAGCCATAAGAGCCAGTATAAAGCTGTTCACTGCTACGCTGTGATACGGAAGCCGCATAGTTGGTAAGACTGTTTTCAGCTTCCATGTCACCATTGACGATTAACTCTGATCCAAGCGAACCGATCTGTTTGATTCTGGCAGAACCAAGGGTGTTTAGGATAGTTTTTAAACTGAGTCTTACCAGGTCTCCCCGGGTACAAACCAGATGTTCGATGTCGACATTGATGTTAAACGTTTCGCGGCGAAGCCGCCCGACGGCGATGTGGTAGCGGGCAAGTTTCCAGACATGATCGGCGGTGACGATACCGAAAAAATCGATGGTTTCAAATAAAGACGCATTGCCGGCGTTGTACCCGTCGTCGTAGACGGTGATCTCATCGTCATTATAGTCGGATTCTTCGTTTTTAAACCGGCAGCGCAAAGCGTGGGGGACGTCGGGAAATCCCTGAGAACCCTGAAAATCCCAGGTGTTGCGTTCAGAAAAATGCTGCCTGTGCGTGGTTTGTTCCACATCCTGGATGACGGTGTACAAATTGTCGACGACACCGAAAGACGCCCGGCCGACGGCGGCGATTTGCTTTAAAACTTCAAAGACAGTGCGCTTTTGATCCAGCACGGCGTCGAAATAATACCCTTCGGTATCACATTCGGTGGCCCATTCGAGCAGTCCATCGGCATAAATCCGGCTGTCCGCGATCGCGCGCTTGTTGGCGGCTCCCCGCATGACCTCTGCATAAGCCCAGGCGGGATTTCGGGTGGCGGTGGCGGCCAGCCAAGCATCGCCGTCCCAGACGGGGAGTTTGGCCTGGACCATGAGGTTGAACTGATCGACTACACCGTTTAGCTGATCGGATGCCTTGATGCGCATGGCAAGCAGTGTGAGGTTGTCGATATTTACCGGGGCCGCGTTGTTGATGGACCGAAGTGCCGTCCAGTAGGTATCCGTCATCCACTGGTCAACGCCGCTTTCCGGATCGTCTGAAGTGTTTCGCCGTACCCGAACATCGTATTCTCCAGGGGTGAGCCCCGTTTTTCTGAAATAACTTGCCCAGCGGCTATAGAGTTTTCCACTGATCGTCCATGGAGATCCCGGAAACGCCGTCCAGGATCCGGAGTCCTTGACCGCATACTGAGCCTCGATGATGACAGACGCTGATCTGACCCTGCCAGAGTCGAATTGTTTCCATATGCCCGACGGCAGGGTGATGTCGAGCGTTATCTCCTCGGTGTTGTCCTGGGTGGTGCGCTTGTACCAGCGATCGGTTGCCGGGTTGGCGTATTCGATTTTTACCGAAAGCGCTTCTTCGTATACGCTGTTGGGATAGATGCTTGTGATTGCATCCTTGTCGCCGATGACCGTTTCGACTTCGTCGTAGTTGGCAAGATCGGTGTTGGCGATTTTCATGTCAGACAGGTTGTAGCCGTGCTCGCTGTAACCGATGGCGAAAAGAACCCTTAGATACGAATCGTAACCGCAGTTTTCGGTGTATGGCAGGGCCGCGAAGGTGGGATACATCTTATGCCTGCCAAAGATGACCTGGATTGGGCCGTAGGGGTTTGCCCGGTTCTGGATGCCCGTGATGTTATAGTAATCGTCTTTGCTGTCGGAATGAGTGCTTTCCTGCGGGACAGGGATCAGCGCATTGACGGCCAAAGATCCGGCTATCATGACTCCGGCCGATATTATAGAAGACGAAAACGCTCCAAGGCTTCCGGCCTTGGCTCCCCATAGCGCCGGTGCAGCATAAGGCGCATATACTGAAATGGCGATGACGGCGATCATCGCAACAGCGCGAAGGATATTTTTATTGCCGTTTTGGCCGCCGGCCGGAACGACTTTGACCGAAACGATCTGGTTTTCGCCGGGATATATCTTGTCCCAGTTGCAGCGTTCAATATAAAGGTCATCGACAAAAACATGGGCGTCCAGATGCTCGAAGACGCCAAGCCCGGTTATTTCGAGCATTTCTTTAACGCTTTTTCCGACCGGCGCGACGTAGTCGGCCTGAAGGTTTGAAAAAGGCGCCGGGCAGGAAAACAGCTTGACCGTTTTTTGCTCTATTTCGTCTTTAAGCCGGGAGTCGATAGTACCCGATGATATTATTTTTCCAGATAAGTCCATTATATCCTTCAACGATTGATTGAAGATTTTTTTCGGTGTGCAGCATGAACCGTTTCGAGATGACGATGCCCGCATGCCAGGGCTGGCCCAGTATTCTTAAGACGATGATGTCTCCAAAAGCGGGCTTTTCGATCGGCTGCCAGATATTGAACTCGCGCTCGTAGATTTTTTTGATATTCTCTCTGTCTGAAAAATCTTTGTATTCCTTGCCGTAGTCGCACAGCGTGATGCCGAATTGCTTCTGGTAGACAAGACACACCAGCTGCCAGCAGTTGTACTGCTCAAACGGGATGCCGACATAGTCCGCCACCCAGCAGGGGATTTTATGCGTCAGTTCCTGTCCCAGCATGGCGCTATCAGTCTCCACCCCAAAGCCCTGGGGTCGTCTGGGGCGTATAGAAGTATCCCGGGTACGGCTCGTTTAAGAGATCTTCGGATTGCAAGTCTCCCGTGATCGTCATTTCGTTGTAGTCGATATTTCGAAGCGACAACTCAAATGGTCCGGCTTCGATGTCGTTGTAGACCAGCGTGTCATCAGGGGCATGTACCACGGAGATACTTATGGTGGGTGGCCCCACGATCCCGCGAAGCTCGGCGATAATCGATTGATCGATGTTGTCGATGGATATCTGCACCTGTGGCAGTTGATCGTCGTAGTCGGCGGGCAATGTGATTTCAAACGGAAACGCCGTGTATTCCTGTCCGAGACAGGTGATATTTTTCTGGGCGTTGACAAAATACAAAGTGTCTGGCGGCCCGATGCTAGTGTGATAGATCGACAGCAATACCAAAAAAGCGGAGTCGGTCTGCTGGGCGTTGACCGCCGATCGGAATGCGGCTGACGTGGATCTCATGGCAAAATCTCCAGTTTCATCGACACCATCCAGGCTGTCCCCCCAAGGCTTTCATAAACAGGTTCTTCGACAAACATCATTTCGACCACATCACCGGTACGGGGGCTTAGCCAGTCGAATGGCAGGGTGCCATCGACTAAAGTGGTGACATAAAACGTGTCCAGGATGGCCACCTGGGACGTGGTCATGTGCTTTTGCGCCGTGATCGGACGGCGACCGGCGATTGATCTTCGGCGCGTTTTGGGCGGGCCGTCGGTCATCGATGTGCGAAGGGAGTTTGGCGGGGGTTTTTCGGAAAACCCGTCCGGGAGGATATAGTTTGACAGGGGCCAGGTGGCCATTTGGCTTGGTTCCTTTTTTTTATTTTATCTTACATATAGCAAGAAATCGATTTAAAATTTAAGTGCGCCGTCCGGTGCGCTTAACCCCGTAAGTGTTTTCAAATGCCGTTGCCAGCGGGCCGCCGCGGGTGACGGCGTTGGCGAAAAACACCTCGATCTGGCGTTCGCCGCCGATGGTGGTGGTTTCTTTTGCCGTGGCCTGCTGGCCGGTGGTGTTGTTTATTTTAACAACCACGTTGTTCCCGCCCAATGCGCCGATTTTGCTTTTCGGGATCACCGCTTCACCACGCTGCAGGATTGCCGGGTACTCGTCGGAGTTAAGCCCGGAGTGGAATCGCGGCAACTGCGAAAACCCCCCTGTGCCCATGATCCCCCCGCTGTGTGCGCGCGGCGACCAGGTGGCCGTTGAAAGATTGGTTGTAAAATTAGGTGTTTTTACACTGGTGTCCAGCCCGCCAAGCATCCTAATAAACCAGTTGGCCGTGCCTTCCATACCTTGAGTATTGAATAAATTTTTCATTAAATTCGCGCTGATCGCGTCGATGGCCATTTGGCCAATGGCGTCTCTGAAGCGTGTGGCCAGATCGCCGATTAAATCACCGATAGATTCGAATTCCAAGCGTAATGCGCCTCCCAAAGTTCCCTTAAAAGATTCCTGAACGCCAGAAGTCAATTCATTCATGCGCCGGAAAGATGCTTCTGCAGCTGTCTCCTGGTCCAGATACATTTGTGCGTAGGCTGCCTGGATGCCTTTGGCCGAATCTTGAGACCCTTTGGCGTAATCAATTTGAAGCTTTAAAAGCGTTTTGTAATATGCCTTGCTGGATGCTTCTAAATCTTTGGTGAATCGTATCTGTTCATCCCTGGCATGTTGAGCTTCTCTAATTTGATATTCATAAAAAGCCTTTGACTGCTGACCAGTGGCCTGGTACTGATTTTTCCAGGCGTCCACAAGCGATGCGTCACGTTGTGCGTTCAACTCGCGGATACGGTCGTTGGTTTCCTGCGTA